GACTTGACCAGCTTATCGGAAATAGTGGTCATCGCCGTGGCGTACTCCTTGGAGCTGCGTGTGATGTAATTGTTCGGGTCTGTTACGGTACACACTCCGGGCCTGATCTGCTGCTCCGTGGACACTTGGCTGTTGTGCTGCGCCAAAATCCAACGAAAGAAGAAATCAACCACATTCCCGCTTGCGGCTGCGGCTTTGTAGTCATCATCATCCTTGAAATCTTCCGGGAAACTGAATGGCTTGATGATGCTATCATTCAGCGCCGCCATAATGCCTTCTGTTTCAATTTTATGCGCCCCGTAGAAGTCTTTTGTGTCGGTGGTGATTCTGCCCCTGTATATGGGCAAAGTGCCGTCCAGCAGCTCCACAAGGCCGCTCATGCGCCGAAGATTGCTTAAATACGGATGGTCAGCGCCCAGCGTGAAAGTCATCTCACCCGCTTTGCTAACCGCCAGCTTCACAGAGGGGTCACGGACGATTAGTTTTTCATCCGCAAGGCGCGGGTCATACAGGATATAGTTTTGATATTTTAGTTGGTACATTACAGGCTGGCCTCCTGATATGTAACGGTGATGCTGCCGGTGCCGCTGGCCACCTTCGCCTTCAGGCTGTTGCTGCCAGCCGCAAGCCGAATGGCGGGAAAAATGTGATCTCCTGCGCTGGCATTGATGGTGTTGCCGTCCCAAAGCAGTACGGTATCTTGCGCCACCGTGATTGTGGGGATAACAGGGCGGCTTTCATTCGGTAGCGTAAGCTGTTTATATGCCGTTCCCAAATCAGCCCGTGTCACAGTTGTTTTCTCTTTCTTGTATTTCCACGGATCACAATCAACAGTAACGGGAATTGTCTGCTTTATTTTGACAAGCTCCACCTGCCCAACGGAGCACCGCCCACTGTAATAATGGGCGGTGTCCTCGGGGAAGGTCACTTTCACGCGCTTGCCGTGGACTCTGTTGCAGAAGTCAGAAATCGTGGCAGGCCATTTCTTGCCGCTCACCGTGTCCACGCCGGTGAGTATCAGTGCAATGGTGCGGTTTTTGTAGGTCACTTCGCCGGTCAACACTTCGGAAGCGTCCAGCAGCCCATCCCGGCCCGGAACATCAATCATATTCGTGCGGACTTCCGGAAGAGAAATGGACTTGCTTGCAAGCAACAGGCCGTATTCTGTGTAAGTGTCTTTTCCATCAAAAAATACTTTTCCTATCATACAGCCCTTGCCCTCCTCGCATTGATTTTGGCCAGTTCTTCATCCATGCCTGGGGCAAGCAAACCGACAACCTGGCCACTGTCCATGATGACTTTCATATTTGCCAACATAGGCAAATACTGTTCCAGCAGCATTACAATTCTGCCGGAATCGCCGCCCCCTCCGTAAGAGCCACTTGTATAGTTTCTGATGATGTTTGCATCTGCTGTAATGGTGCCAGCGTCAAAGCTCATATTGCCCTCAATGTCCTTTTTTACGGACTTGAATTGATCGTCAAAGCCCTCGCCCAGACCTTCGGCCATAAAGCCGCCGATGCCCGCAAAGACCTTGGACGGGGATGCAATACCAAGGATTTTTTTCACACCGCTAACCAGCCCATTTACCCTATCACTGAACCAGCTTTTTATATTGCCCCACATTCCGGCGATGCCGTTTTTTAAGCCCCGAACGATGTTTTTACCGATGCCGCCCCAGTCATAGTTTCTGATTGTGTCGGCAATGGCAGCGATAATGCGCGGGACGGCTGCAATCAATTCCGGGATTGCCCCGATAATGCCGGTAATCAGCGATACAATAATCTGCGGCCCTGCAAGGATGATCTTGTCAAGGTTGTTCACGATGCCGTTGATGAACGCAATAATCAGCGTAGGGACTGCCGCGACCAGCTCCGGGATGCACTTAATAATTCCGTCAATCAGCGCAAACAGAAGATCAATGCCCATCTGGATGATGTTGGGCAGCTCCACAATGATTGCGGCGAGCAAGTTGCCAATAATCAGAGGTACTGCCGCGATAAGCTGCGGAATCGCGTCAATCAGGCCCTGCGCAAGCGTCGTAATCAGCAAGATTGCCGTTTCAATGAGTTGCGTCAAAAAGTCCGGGCTTGTCAGCGTCTGCACAATCGTCAAGGTCACTTGCACAATGCCGTCAATAAGCGTGGGCAGGTTTTCTATCAGAGCATTCGCAAGGAAGAAAAGAATGTCGATTGCTGCTTGCGTAATTGCAGGTAGGCTATCAATGATACCCTGTCCCAATGCGCCGACAAGCGCAACCGCCGCCTGCAAAAGCGCAGGCAGGTTGTCTGTGATGGTTGTTATGACCATCGGAATAATAGTGGTAGATGCAGATGTAACAAGCTGTGAAATGCCGCCCAAAATTACACTAATGCGCGGGATGATGTTCTTTCCAGCTGCAACAAGGCTATCAACGAAATTGCTTGTCAAGGTTTTGAAGTCCGCATTTTCGTCAGCGATGCCGGTTATCAGGTTAATCCATGCGGCTTTTGCCGACCCACCGCTGCCCTGTATGGTAGTTGCCGCCTCTTTTGCCGTTGTTCCAAGCGCATTAAACGCCTCTTCTTCGGTCATGAGGCCCTGTTCGACCATTTTGGCGGCCCCTTCCGCCGTTAGGCCGGAAATCCCCATTTCCGTCTGCACCACATGGATTGCGTCAACGATGTCGGCATAGGACGAAACATCAAACTTCTGCCCAGACAGCTTCTCCGCGTCCGCAAGCAGACGCTCCATTTCCTCTTTGGTGCCGCCATACCCGAGTTTTAGGTTGTCCAGCATGGTGTAGTTCTGCTTTGCAAAACCCTGATAGGCGTTCTGTATCATCTCCATGCCGGTGCCCATCTTATTGGCGTTGTCTGCCATGTCGGTGATGGCCTGGTCCGCCTTTTGAGCTGCTTTTTCTGTATCTCCGCCAAGACTCTGGAGCAGGGAGGCCGAGAAGCTGGTCACCGTGTCCATATATTCGTTGGCGCTCATGCCAGCCGTCTTGTATGCGTTTGCGGCGTACTCCTGCACCTTGTCCGATGCAGTCTTAAAAAGGGTATCGACGCCACCCACTAATTGCTCATACCCGGCATATTGGTCAATGGACGCCTTTGTCAGCGCCGCCACGCCAGTAGCCGCAGCTGCCAGGGCCGCAGCGCCCACTTTTGCGGCAGTTGCAAGGCCGTTTTTCAGTTTTCCGGCAAGGGATTCTGCCTTGCTGCTCGTTTCCGAAAAGCCTTTGTCTACATCTCCGGTGTCGACGCTGATTTTGACAAATAAATCAAGTAGATTCATGCTTCACCACCAATCCGCACCGTGCGATCACATCCGCCGTGATCTCCTCGCAAGACCGCTCGTCCCGCTTCTCCGGCCTTATGGCATCCGCATACCGCGCTCTCATGTAGCTACCTCCGGCATACCGTGCCGTGTTCTCCGCTGTGATTTTTAGTGCGTCCGTCACATAGATCCGATACGCCTCATCCCGCGCCCGCTCATTCAGCCGCGCCATGCAGTAGCGCAGAAACGGCCTTACTCGTCTGCTTCCTCGGTATTCTCCTGCGCAGAGCCAGAGGAGTTTTCGCTCTGCGCCGAGAGAAAAAGCGCGGTGAATGCATCATCAGTCAGCAGCTCCACGGTGTCCTGCGTCAGTTTCACAAGATTCAGCGCACCTTTGTAAGCGTCCGCACTCACGCCCTCGATCGCCGCAAGAATGGCGATAATATCAGCTTTGTGGCCTTTGAGCAGAGCAGGGAGCGCTTTCCGCGCCCTCTGCATCGCAAACTGCTTCCCCGTCATGCCCTCCGGCAACTTTTCCCGCTGGAACATAGCGGAAGCTTTCTCGTCTTCCGCGATGTTGGCAATGGGGTCGATGATGTCTGCAATCACATCAAATACACGGTCTCCCTGAATGTCGGAAAGTTTCATACTGTTTCCTCCGTACCCGCCTTGATGTAGATCTCATACGGAACCTTGTCCTGCTCCGCGAGGGAATAGTGCGCCGTGAACTCAAAGGCAAACTGGCCCTTGGCTTTGTCCGCCGTCTTGAGCTGAAACCCGCCCGTGGAAAGAGCGTTGAGCATATGGATAGCGATAAAGCCGCCGTTTTTCGCGCCGTTCTTGTCGGAGTAGTCGCCTACCAGCCAAATGTCGGTAAA